AGCAATTGATAAACTCACAGGTGGCTATGCAACAAAAATCATAAAACTCAAAAAAGGTTTTATCTCTGGTTTCGATGCTGTTAAGAATTTTATAAAAGGTCTCAGCGGTATCAAGAAAGCTTTAATCGCCACAGGTGTTGGCGCTCTTGTCGTAGGTTTAGCGACCGTCATCGCTTATTGGGACGAAATCACAGCACTATTCGACAATGGTTCTAAAGCTCTTCAGAAACAAGCAGACGAACAAAGAAACAATGTTCAACTATCAGACGACCAACTTGCACTACTTGAGCAACAAGAGAAAATATTAAAACTTCAAGGTGGTAGCACTGAAGAGATAGTTGCAGAAAAAAGAAAAGTATTACTACTTCAACAAGAACAGAACACAGCTTTACTCGAAACGCTTAAACTTCAATTAGAATTAGAAAAATCACAAGTTCGTGAATTATCATTCTTTGAAAAAGCTCAGATTGCCACTTTAGAATCTCTTGGTCAGTATGAAGCAGCCGCTAAAATACGAGCAAAAGGCATGATGGCTTCTGAAGAAGAGCTTGATAAGATAAAAGAACTTGAAGAAGAAATACAACAAACAAAACTTAAGTCTGGTCAAATAGACATTGCTTTAGCTACAATTGACGCAAACAAAAAGAAGAATAGAGAAAAAGACGCTAAAGACAGAAAAGATAAAGACGACAAAGAACTTAAAGAAATAGAGCGTCAGAATAAAGAAAAACTACGTCTTGAGAAAGAATATCAAGATAGACTTAAAAATCTAAAAGATAGAATTCGTGAAGCTGAAGCAGTCACAGAAGATGAACAAAGAGCTTTAAAACTCGAGAAACTTAAAGAAGAAAATAAACAGCTTATGGCTGAAGCTCTTGCTTTCGGTTTACTTTCTGAAGACCTTATAAAATCTACAAGAGAGCGAGAAAAAGCACTTGAAGAAGAGTTTAAGCTTGAAGACCAAGAAAAGAGAATAGTTGAACTTGAACTTGACAAAGAGTTTGATGATTTAAATTTTGAAGAGAAAAGAGCAGTTCTTCAAACACAAAGACAACTTGTACAAGAAGATGAAACATTATCAGATGAACAAAAACTACAATTAAAAAAACAATTTGATGATGCTGAAATAAAACTTGATGATGCTGTAAAAGATGCAAAACTTGACAATGCTCAAGCAATAAGTGGTGCAATCGGTGGTCTTCAGCAACTTGCTGGTGAGAGTACAACTGCCGGTAAAGCTCTTGGTGTTGCTCAAGCAACGATTGACACATACATAGGGGCAAACAAGGCAATCGCTCAAGGTGGTATCGCAGGAACGGCTGCCGCAATCGGTATCATAGCTTCTGGTCTTGCAAACGTCAAAAACATTGTAAGCACAAAAGTACCATCAACAAGAGGCGGTGGTCCTTCTACTTCAGTAAGTTCACCTGCTTCAGCACCACAGCCACCATCGTTTAATATCGTTGGTGCAACAGCTACATCACAACTTGCAGAAGCAATCGGTCAAACAGAACAGCAACCTGTACAGGCGTATGTTGTATCTAACGATATTACAACAGCACAAAGCTTAGAAAACAACATTGTCGAAGGTGCTACATTATAAAAGCAAAAATTTGACGAATTAATTATATATAAGTATGAGAATAGTTGAACTTATTTTAGACGAAGACCAAGAAATAGGTATTGAAGCCATTTCTGTCGTAGAATCACCCGCAATAGAAGAAGACTTTATTGCATTAAAATCACAAGAATTTAAACTTGCAGAAGTAGACAAAGAGAAACGCATTTTGATGGGTCCTTTGTTGATACCAAACAAGCCAATATACAGACGTAATGGTGAAGATGAATACTACATTTATTTTTCTCGTGATACTGTTCTTAAAGCGTCTCAGCTTTATTTAATGCAAGGCAAACAAAACAACTCAACTCTTGAGCATGAATACGAAATTCACGGCTTGAGTCTCGTTGAAAGTTGGATAGTAGAAGATGAAGTACACGATAAAAGTGTAAAGTATGGTATGAAACTACCTCTTGGCACTTGGGTTGGCTCTGTTAAAGTAAACAACGAGAAAATATGGAATGATTTCGTGAAGACAGGTGCCGTCAAAGGTTTCTCAATCGAGGGCTATTTCGCTGACAAAATGGAACGACCAAAAGATAAAACAATAAAAGACGAGCTCTCACAAATAGAAGAGCAAGAAGCAGAATTTTTATTGAGTGAAATCAAGTCAATTCTTTTAGATCAAGAAACGAATTTAGAAAGTTATTCAGATTATCCTGACGCTGTAAAGAACAATGCAAAGCGAGGTCTTGAACTTAACGAAAAAGTAAACAATAAATGTGCAACTCAAGTAGGCAAGATTCGGGCACAACAACTCGCACAAGGTAAAGCTCTAACGAAACAAACTATCAAAAGAATGTTTTCATACTTATCAAGAGCTGAAGAATATTATGATGAGAGTGACACAACTGCTTGTGGTACTATTTCATACCTCTTGTGGGGTGGTAAAGCTGGTAAACGTTGGTCTGAAAGTAAGCTGAAAGAACTTGAACTTGCTGAAGTTGGTGAACGTGGTGCTATTCGTAAGAGTCCTAAAGCACCGAAATCAAGCACACCAAATAAAAACCCTAAAGGCGAGGGCACTGCAAAAGGTGACGCTTCTACAAGCAGAGGTGCTGAAGTATCAAAGCAAGATGAAGCAACACTTCAAAAGAAAGCAGATGAATTCAATGAAAGAAACAAAGAAAAACTTGGCTACGGTGTTACAGTCGGTATGCTCAAGTCTGTGTTTCAACGAGGGCTTGGTGCTTTCAATAAGTCTCACAGTCCTAACGTAAAGAGTGCATCTCAATGGGCATTTGCTCGTGTGAATGCTTTTCTTTATTTAGTAAAGAATGGTAGACCAGAAAACAAGAAATACACAACAGATAATGATTTGTTGCCGAAGAAACATCCTAAACGTTCAGAGTCGTGAGAAAAGTCATATCAGTAAAAATTGACAAACCGAAGAAAAGACGTAAAGGCATACACGCTAAAAGCAAAACAAGTCAACTGAAGTCAAGTAAAAACTATAAGAAACTAAACAGAGGTCAAGGCAAATGATAAGAAGATTTAAAAGATTCATAACACCGGGCAAGACGAGTCCACGAGGCAGTCGAAGAGCTTGTCTCTGTGAAGACAATACTTACTCAACAAAATGCTGTGACGGTAGTTTAAGAGCTCAAGGCATTGGCTCAACAACAAAACAATTCAACTATCTTCTTAAAGAAGACACAGATTTAATATTGCAAGAAAACAACGGTAAAATCATTCTATAATGGCGGATAAAAAAATTACACAATTAGAAAGTGCAACAGCTTTAGATGGTACTGAAAACTTAGTTTTTGTTCAAAGTAGTGAAACAAAAAAAGGTACAGTAAATGATATAATAAACTATATAGTTTCAACACATATAACTGTTTCAAGTGGTCAAACTATTAATCTTTCAGACAGTCAATACGCAAATATTAAACTCGTAAAACTGACTTGGTCTGGTGCAAGTGGCAATATGACTTTAAACTTGCCAAGTGCGTCTGACAATACGAATAGAGCAATAAGATTTATTTCAAACGGTGGTTTTGACACAAACACAAGAGTTTATTTAACACCAACAGGTGGTGATACTTTAGACGGCTCAACAAACTACTATGAAATAAACAAAGAATACGAGGGTATTTATGTATGGTCTGATGGCTCTGAGTGGTTTATAATTCAAAAGAAAGCTTAAAAATGCAAATTAATTTTTAATCAATTATATATTAATATGAACACGAATGATATGATAAGTAAAATCAAAGAAGTTCTAAATTTGAGCGAAGAAATCAAGTTAGAACAATTAAAGCTTGAGAATGGTACTGTTCTTGAAGCAGATGAATTCAAGTCTGGTAAAGAAATATTCATTCTCACAGAAGATGAGAAAGTAGCTTTACCAATCGGTGAGTATCAACTTGAAGACGGTCGCATTTTATCTATTACTGAAGAGGGTGTTATTTCTGAACTAAAAGAAGAAAAAGAAGAAGAAGCACCTGCTGAAGAAGAAAAAGAAGAAATGGGCTATGCAACAAAAGAAGAACTCGCTGAAGTAAAGAAAATGGTCGAAGAGATCAAAGCTATGCTCGAGCCGAAAGAAGAGAAAGAAGAGATGAGTGCTGAAGATTTAGGCAATCTCTTGACTGAAGAACTTGCAAAGCACGAGAAAGTTGAATTAAGTGAAGTACCTGAAGAAGTACAAGAAGAGCTTAATCAACCTGCCGCTGAACCGATTCAAGCGAATCCAGAAGCAAAACAAACTCTATCTAAATTCAATATTTCTTCAAACAGAAGAACAAGCACTTTAGACAGAATTATGAATAAATTATCTAATTAATAAACAACTAAAAACTAAAATAAAATGAGTGTATCTATCACATCAACCTATGCAGGCGAATTTTCAGGCAAGTATATTGCTGCCGCTTTATTGTCTGCTGACACATTAGACAAAGGTGGTATCACTGTGATGCCAAATGTAAAATTCAAGTCTGTTCTTAAGAAAGCATCTACTGACGCTATCGTAAAAGACGCTTCTTGTGATTTTCAAACTGGTCAAGGAACTTTAACTCTTACAGAGAAAATTTTACAGCCAGAAGAATTTCAAGTAAATCTTGACATCTGTAAGAAAGACCTTCATTCGGATTGGGAGGCGGCCCAAATGGGTTTCAGTGCTTTCGACAATCTACCTGCAAACTTTTCTGATTTCGTTTTAGCTCACGTTGCCGCTAAAGTGGCTAATAGAACAGAGCTTAACATCTGGTCAGGTGACACAGACACAAGCGGTCAATTCGACGGTTTCTCAACTCTATTGGCTGAAGATGCAGATTTACCAGCAGGTAATGAAGTAGCAGGTACAACTGTGACGGCTGCCAATGTAGACGATGAGCTTGGTAAGATTGTGGACGCTATCCCTTCAGCAGTTTACTCTAAAGAAGATTTACATATTTATGTATCTCAAAACATTTACAGAGCTTATGTACGCTATTTAGGTGGGCAAGCCGCTACGAATGGTTATGACAACAAAGCAAACAATCAAGTATTGACAGACTTGTTCTTTGACGGAATCAAAATATTCCCAACTGCAGGATTGGCTGACAACACTGCTATTGCGGCTGAAAAGTCAAACTTATTCTTCGGTACAGGATTGCTTTCTGATATGAATGAAGTACGAGTGATTGACATGGCTGACACGGATGGCTCACAGAATGTCCGCGTAGTGATGAGATTCACAGCAGGTGTACAATATGCTCAAGTGGGCGATATCGTTACCTACGGAATCACAAACTCTGCAAACTAAAATTAATTAACTAACAGCGAAAAGGGGGTGGGGAATATCCCTACCCTTTTTTTATTAAAAACAATATAACCTATGGCATGTGCAGTAACAAGCGGAAGAAGTTTACCATGTAAGAATTCAGTCGGTGGCTTGAAAGCAGTTTATATACTTGATTTCGATTCAACGATTGCGGCTCTTACAGATACTTCTGGAACAATAGACTTGACAACAGGTGGCGATTTCTTTAAATACGATATTAAAGGAAACAGTTCACTTGAGACAAGCATCAACTCAAGCCGTGAGAACGGAACTACATTCTACGAATCAACGTTAAATCTTACGTTCACATTTTTAGATGTAGCGACACAAGAACAAATAAAACTATTAAGTGCTGGTAGAGCCCACATCGTAGTTGAAGATTACAACGGTAATCAATTATTAATCGGGCACAAGAACGGGGCAGAAATTACAGGCGGTACTATCGTCAGTGGGGCCGCTATGGGGGACCTCTCAGGTTTCACTTTAGTTGCAACAGCTCAAGAAGTAGCACCACCTTATTTTGCATCTAACTTGCAAGAAGATGGTACACAGATAGACCCAGACGCTTAAGATTCAGTCTGACAGATAAAGAAAAGAGCTTTCACATCGATTGCTCTTTTTTTTATACAAAATATTTGTAGTTTCTTTATATATTAATATGAAGTTAATTACAACAACTGGCACTAAAAGTTTTAAAATCATACCTCGTCAATATGTTGAGGGTGAAATCACAGTGAATCTTCGAAACGAAAGCACAGGTTCAATTGTCAGTATCACACCAACAGCAACACGAGACAGAGACTATATGACGTTCACAGCGTCTTTCGGTACGCTTACAGAAAGCGAATTTTATACACTTGAAGTAAAAAATGGCACTGCTGTTATATATAAAGATAAAGTCTTTTGCACGAATCAAACTATCAATCAATCAAACAATGACTACTATTCAGTCAATGATGGTGAATATGTGCAAGAAGACAGTTTTGACAACGATTACATAATACTATGAACGATTTAAGAATTGTAAATTTAAGCACTTACACGAGTCCCGAAATTGTTGAGAAATCTAACAAAGAATGGGTTGCTTATGGTAGTGACAACAACTACTATCAGTATCTGATTGACAGATATAATGGTTCACCTACAAACAACGCAATCATCAACGGGATATCAGAAATGATCTACGGTCGTGGTCTCGATGCTCTTGACTCAAGTAAGAAGCCAGAAGCGTATGCAAAAATGATGTCTTTGTTTCATAAAGACTGCGTCAGAAAGCTCTGCTATGATTTAAAACTTATGGGTCAATGTTCAATGCAAGTCATCTATTCTAAAGATAGAAAGACAATCGCACAAGTTGAGCATATACCTGTTGAGAATTTAAGAGCTGAAAAGTGCAACGAAAAGGGTGAAATAGAAGCGTATTACTATTCAGACAATTGGTCTAAAGTTAAAAACGTAAACGACACGAAAAGAATACCTGCTTTTGGTTATTCAAACGAAGCTATTGAGATAGTTTATGT